GCAAAACAAAAAAGTTCGGAAAATTATACGGATTTGTTTGTTCTTCTTTATATGCGCTAATATCAGGGAATATTTTGTTTAATTCCCTTAATATTGAATTTTTAATCATTTCTCCAGATAATTTTGCCATTATAATAAACCTTTTTCTTTTAAAAATTCTGTAAATACTTTATCAAAATCAATAGGCATAGATTGTTCCATTTCGTATAATGATTTTGTAAGCATTTTAGCGCCATCTTGCCATTTCCAACGTCTAACAGGAGTTCCGTATTCAACAAAACTTGCGTATTCAGCATTATTATTTATTTCTATTGAAGCCGAACTTCCTTGTCTTTTATAATCGCCTCTAAACCAACTATTACGCAAGTTTCCAGTATCAACTGGAGTTCTTTGTTTCGTTTTGGCTATTAAAATACCGCTTTGTTCTATTATCCAACTTTTTAAAAATTCTTCAAATTGGTCTTTCATTAAAGCAAATTTTTTGGAATATTGAACAAAATCACTCATATCTAATCCCATAATTAGCCTCCGTACCAATGTGTAACATAAGCGTCAACTGGTTCTGTATCGGCAAATGTAATAATATAACCGTTGTTTGTTTTTTCAGGTTCTAATGTTATAATGTGCCAATTATCAAGATTATCTCTGAATTTATCACCTTTTAATATTTTTATTTCGCCAATTTCTTCGTGATAAAATTTGTTACTTGCTAATGTTAACGAATTACTATTAGCGGACAATACATTTATTGGAGCATAAAGATGTAATCCGTAAGCATAAGTTCCATTATCTTTAATATAATCACCATAAACAAGCGGTCTAATATCGGTTATTGCCGTTACGGATTGATAATAAAAACTGATAACGGCATTTTCTTGAATATTATCAATTTCTGCCGTTTGTACCGTTTCTCCGTTTAATGTGGTTCTAATTAATGTAAAATTATTAATATTCAGCGGATTAATAATAACATCTGTACCTTTTTTGTAATTATTTTCAACGGTTTCATGAATTGTATCGCCTGTTTGATTGTTCAAATAATTAATAGTAATTAAAACGCTATCTTCAATCGGAGGCGGAGGCGGTATAGGTTCATCGCCTTGTTTTAATGTTGACATTTCCATATTAACAGACTGTCTTGCCATTGATACGGCTGGTTCTCCGATAATACCGCTATAATAATGAAGCACATTACCCTTCAAATCGCATTTTTTAGCAATAACATAATCATTATTTTTTAAATCAACCCAAGTGCCTGCGTGTATTCTAAGTGAAGTTATAATCGGCTGAACATCAACGTTCTCTGGATTTGGATTGTCTGTTGTTTTAATTGCAATATGACATTTTACATTTGTATATAACAAATCACGTTCTGGACCTTCGTCGATTTGTCTATAAATATCAATATAATCAGTATCTAATGAATTGCTAATTGGTTCTGATATTTTTGTAAAGTCAACTGCCATTAACTTTCATCCTCTACTAAATATAGCTTTTTAAACCGATTTAATAAAGTTGTTGCATAAATTTGGTTTTTTTCATCAATAACAATTCCGTTGAGGTCAAAATTAACAGTTCTGCCATCTTCTGAAATAGAACTAACTCTTGCACCTTCGGGAGTTGTTGTAATTCCAGATTTGATATAATTGAAAATAATTTTAGCCGTTATTCGTTCTAATCGTTCTGGAAATTCATCTTCTGTACGATTACAATAAACAAGAACTTCATCATAAAATTCGTCAATCAAAAATGAAAGACGATTTTTCGAAATTACAATTCCGCTATCATCTAACAAAATTTCAACGTAATCCTGAATATCGTCTTTCATATCTCTCAAATCTCCCTATTTAGCTGCTCTTTTTTTCTTTGGTTTTACTTCTTCCTCGATTACCGCTGGCTTTTCTACTTCAACCCCGTCAGCGACGGGGGAAGTAGAAATCTGTTCCTTTTCAGGTTCTTTTGCTTCTGCGGTATTATTCGGAGTTAAAGTTTGTTCGAGTTCAGCTTGTCTTGCTCTGTATGCGTTCCACGCTGATAATCCCATTGTGTTACCTCCAAATTATAATGTGTGTATTAATCTTACAATACCCATTTTCTTAATTTCTGCAACTCTTTCCCAGTTAGCGCCTGTTGCAAGTTCTGCGTTTGTAGGAGTTGCTGCTACGGGTGAGCCTTTCCATTTCATACCGTTTGGATGAAGGACTAAAGCACGTCTGTTGATAAGAATATCGGTTGAAGCCAAACTATCTCTATCTGTTTCAACAGGAGTTAATGTTGAAGGAACTCCTTCGCCTCTACCAACCGTACCTGATGCAAACAAGTAAGAAGTGTAAAGACCGTTTCCAGTACCGTCTGTTATTGTTGCGGCTGCAACCGTACCAGATGTTGAAGATTTAGAAACAGTTGGTTCAGCGCCTGTTCCAGCGGTTTTTTGAACAACTGTAATAATTGCGCCATTAACCGTTGTGGCAAATTTGCCCGAGAATGTAGTGTCTGCGTCAAGTGCTGCTTTTAATCCTTGTGCAATTAAAGCGTTTGTTGTATCAGTTGCTTTAACAGTATATGTTACGCTATCTGCTGTTACTGTTTCATCTTCGGCATAAGTTCCGCCTATTGTGATTGTATAAGCAGCCTTTCCAGGTGTTACATACGGTAAACCGTCATCTACAATAACTCTATAACCGAGATATGTCGGAATTTGAATTTTACTTTCTGCGGCTGGAATGAATGCTATAACGTTATCCTTTTGTAATTTTGTGAATGCTGCGGAATGCATTGCAATAGCAACCAAATCTCCTGCTGCGTCGCCTTTTAATTGTTTTGCGTCTAAAACTGCATTTGCCGATATTGCGCTTGCGCCAACATTACCAGTAATATCAAGAGTTAAAGCGCCCATATTAGAAGCACTAAAAGCACCTTCTAATGTTGAAATTAAAATTCTCTGTTCACGTCTTGCCCAATAAGCTGCCACTAAATCACCGATTGCTTTCATTGGGTCAGCGCCAGACATACATCCAGCCAATTCTGTTGCGCCCCAAGCTTTAATTCTGTAAAGAACGGCTGCTACGTCTTTTGATGTTGTAATTTTGCCAACGCTTGCTGCTGTTTCGCCTAATACTTCATCATCACCTGATAAATCGTTAAATACAGGCATTTGTAATGTAGCGCCACCGCCAGAAATAAGTTGGTCTAATACTGGATTTGCTGCTACTATTCCAGATTGTACTAATGCTGACAATTCTGCGGTTCTTCTAATAACGTAAGGTGTAAACACCTCAGGCACAATCATATCTTCTAATTTTGTTGCTGCCATAATATTTTTCTCCTTTTTGATTAAAAATAAGTGCGTCTGTTTTACCTTTTGAAGTTGTCGGGAGGTATAACCGATGCCTTACTTTTAGCCAAAGAGTGCAAGTTACTCTATTATGATTGTATGACTGTGCCTAACTTTTTGTCGAGTGTTAGTTACTCTTGCTTTGCTTAACGGTGCAAATTACCATTATGAGTAAGTTGAAAAAGTTACCAAGTTATCGGATAATTAACCGCTTTTGCTAATTCTTTCGCTTTTTGCGGATTTTCTTTGATTAATTTTCCCATTTCCGTCAAATTTTTATCTTTAAACGGATTATTAGCAGGAGGAGTTGTCGTATCTGGAGTTGTTACAACTACTGTACTTGAAGGAACTTGTGGTTTTTGTGGTTGAATTTGGATTAATTTCATAACTTCTTCAAGCGCCTGTTCGATTGTAACATCATCGGAAACAAGACCTTTTGCCATTTTTACCAATTTTGTTACTTCTTCGGAAGGTTTATTTGATAATTTACCTAAAGCCATAATTATTGCTTTACTTTCGTTTAATTCGGCTTTTAGCGTTTCTAATTGTTTTAATTGTTCGTTTAACTTTTCTTGTTCTGTAAGTGAATTTTCATAGGCTTTTTTAATTGCCTCAATTTTATCTTCGCTATCAATTCCGAGAAGTTTAAACAATTCCGATTTTGTTTTTCGTTCTGCGTTTCCTCTAATTTTTGCAGTTTCGTTGTCAAAATCTTCTTGCGTTGCAAACGATTTAAACGGTTCTGCTGGTTTTGTAGGTGCAGTTGGTTCTACTGGTTTTGTTGGTTCTACTGGAGCTGTCGGCTCTGTTGGTTTTGTTGGTTCGTCTGTCATAAAATCCTCATTTCTACTTCCATTTTTAGTATAAACTATTGTAACAAAAATTTCAATATATTTAATATTTTTTATGCAAAAATCAAAAAATCGGTTTAAAACTCAATGCTGGCTTGATTTTGGGTAAATTTTTCAAATTAATGTTTTTTTACTTTATAATACTTTTCTGCGTTTTCTACTATTATTTCAAAATTTATTATATAAATATTTATAGAAGTGAAAAAACATTAAATTATTGCGAAAACCGTTGTGTAAGTAAGAAGTTAACATTTTTTATAAAAAAATAAATAAAAAACATTAAATTATCAGTATCAACTAAAAGTCAATACTGATAACGTTTTTATTATTTTTAATGTTTTTAATCAATTTTAAGCGACGTTTTTTATTGTTATGATAAAATATACCTAAAAATAATTTAACCCGAATTAAAACCGATTTTAGACATCTTAGAATTAATTTTTTAATTGTCTTGCTTCATTTAATTTTTCAATTCTAATTTTTAATTTTTCATTTTCTTCCGAACTTCTATAATCGGAAGGTTTTTGATTTTCAAAATCAATTCCCTTC